AAGAGATATCCCATGTTGACGAATTGACCGCAACCGTGTTTGAACCTCCTCCAATACTGACAGCGGCATTCGTAGATCCTGTTGCTACATTGGTCGCAAAATTGCTCGATGCGTTCAGGTTGATTACTGCGCCCGACAAGGTCGCTCCGGCTGATCCTGTTATCAGTCCGTCCGAGGTAATCGCGCCAATACCAGTCATTGCTCCAGTCGTGGTGATGTCCCAATCGCTCGAATTAACCGCCACTGTTCCACTTCCACCGCCTAAAGTCAAAGCGGCGTTAGTCGTGCCGGTATTGATATTGGTTGCAAAATTACTGGAAGGATTGATGTTGACGGCCGCACCTTTCAGCGTTGCTCCGGCATTTGCAGTAAGCAGACCGGAATAAGTTTCAGCTGCATTTCCAACGTTGTTTGCGGTCTTGATCTCAAAGCTTGTAATCTTTGTTCTTTGCGTTGCGCCGCTTGCTACAAAAGTCACCTTCAGGTAATTGTAATTGATTGGACTTGCACTTACTATTCCAACAGGATTATTGCCTGCACTGGTCCATGTTACAGGAGCGCCAATCTGCACCCACGAGCCGCCGGATGTAACCTTTCCGTAAGCCGTTACGGCTACCGAAGGGCTTCCGGATACAGTTGCAATAGTGGCTGTGAAAGCCTGATTCTGTTGGTACTGTTGAACATTAGAGATGGTATAAGTTACCGTTTGGCTCGTTACAATCGTGTCTTTCGCATCAAAAACCATGGTCGGAGAGATGGTGGTCAGTCCTGTTTTGATTGTTGCGGTACGATCTTTTGAAATGCCAGCCATCGATACGATGGCCAGCATTAATAATAATATGAGTCTTTTCATTTCAAATGAAAATTAAGCAGCGGTTATTTTTGCAATATCTCCGGTAGGATCAGAACTCAGGAAGATTGCGCCCGGTTTGCCAACTCCAAATGCTGCACGCATCCAGAAGATGATGGTCCGCATACCTTCAGTCAAATCAGTTCCATTGGTTCCGATTTCGAAGTTGATGTCTTCGAGAATACCGATTTCAGCAGCTTCAGACCACATAACAGCCACTTTTGTAGTAGTCATGTTTTTGTTGGTCACAACAGCAAGACCCCAAATTGAGGTTACTTTTCCCATCGCGTCAAAGATCACGTTGCGATTCTGGACTGAGTTACCCAATTCATCTTTCTGGATGCGGATTTCATTCAGAAGTGCAGGGTGTAATGCCACTACATTCACGTCCTGATCGGCCAATTGAGCCTGAAGAACCATCTTGCCAATCAAATCAATGATATTGGCATTGGTTACGGTGCCCAGATCGGTTTCAGAGAATGCTACATAATTGCCGGCAGAGAACATTGCAATAGCGGCAGTCGAATTGTCGCCACCTGTTCCAAAGATAGCCAAGTCCAAAGTGGATAGGATCTTGTCGGGAGCAATGCGGTTCAGTTTGCTTTCCAAGCGAGGAATATCGGCAAGGTTTTCTTTCGAAACGCGGAAATGAGTAGCATATTCAAAGGCCTTGAATTCGATAGTCTTGAATTTCAAGCTGGATTGAGCTGTTGCAGCACCTTCCAATTTCAGAGCGGCACCATCAAAATAAGTATGCTCAACCAAAACAGCCATGTATTTATTGACAATCGGATCGGTAGGCAAGAACTGAACGGCATGTGTGTCTTTAGTCAGGTTGATCAACACTTCGTTCATTTTGTAATCAGCAATCGAACCGATAGCAGTTCCAGGAGTTGCGCCAGGAATCAGAGAGAGGGCGGTGGTCATGTCAACTGCAACCTTAGTTGTCAGCTGCATGTCTTTTCGGTCCCATCCTTTTACAGCCAAAGCCTTCTTGCCAGAAAGGTTGTCGATTACAATCTCTTCGATCAAACCATCTTTTTCGAGTGATTCGCGAAGCATAGTTCCAAATCCTGATTTCTTACTCAGTTCTCTCTTTGGAGTTTCTTTTGCTGCTTTCAATTCGGCACGTGCAGAGATGAGTTCAGCTTCCACTTTGCTCATTTTTTCAGACAACTCAGCAATCTGTTCATTGGTGAATTTTTGAGATTTAGTTTCCAGAGCACCTAAAGCGTCGTCCACTTCTTTTTTGCTCATTTTACCTTCAGCGGCTTTCGTCGCAATTTCCTTGTACTGTTCTGTGAATTTGGTCACAGCGGCAGTAGCTTCTGCGTTTACTTTTTCAAGTAATGCTTTTTCTTCGTCCATGATTAATTAATTTTAAAGTTGCTTTTTAGTGATTCAAAATTTATCTTCTTGGTGTTCATCGGCTCATCGCACTGAGTGGTAGAAAGTACCGGCTCCTTATTGACGAGTGATTTATTTGTTACAATTGAATAGCATTTTGGGCAGCGAACATGATTGTAAAGACCGGCCAAATCAATACCCTTGGTTGACTGGATGATTTCCATGACCTGGGCCTGAATATCTGGCCTGAGCTTTGCCATTTCTGACTGGATGGTATCTTCAATAGTCCAACGGGTATAATTAACCACGGCTTCATTAACCATGCTTTCAACGGTTCTTTCTTCAATACTGCAATAATCGAACACCAAGCCACAGCAAGAACATTCGACAATACATTGATCTTCCATACTTTTCTTTATTAAATTGATACTGTTTTCTATGGTTTTGAAACGCTCATCCGTATAGTTTCCTTTGAGCATCTGATTGAGAAGTTGTAACTTCTGGAATGCTGTATCATTCTTAAAACTAACCAGCGGTGTTTCAGGATTGGCGCCCAAAAATGAAAGGGTTGAATATTCAAAAAGAGCATACTCAAGTATCCTGGTGAACTTGCCTTCAGGAACTTTCTTAATCACGATAGTTCCAATTGAATGCTCCAGTGTCCGATTGTATCCGGCAAAGAATTTATAATCTTCAAACACGTCACGGGCCAAGTCCTTTTTCAAGTTCATGGCAGACTTTACCAGCAAGCCAAATGAATCAGGAGTGATCTCTAAAGGCAAACCAAGCAGCTTATGCTGATCATGATCTTTCAGGTGTTTAATCCTGGTAATCCCATCAGCGATAGTTTTATTGAAGCTTTTAGGATCAGAAATTTCACCGGCAGAATCAACATTGTTGAACTTATTCACATAAATGGAAACAATCCCTTCGTCTGTCACATCCTCGACCGTTGAACTAAAATCCTTTGTGATCAATTTAGCGTTCATTTCTTTTGCTTTTTGAGTTCTTTGCTATCGATATTTAGCTTTTTGAGAGCTTTCATTTGCTTGATTTCTTCCTTTGTGAGCTTCTTTTTCATGGTATTGGATTTTGATCAGGTGCTACAATCGGTTCAGCTTTTACAGGAGCTGCATTTTCAGGATATTCAAAGCAGTATTTATCACCGTCCGGGATTGGATCCTGATCAAGCGATTTCAAATAGTCATTCTTTGTCACTACGTTGGCCTTGTATGCCAGATCATAGGCACGGGAAACCATAAACAGAGCGGTGGCCTTTTCTTTGAAAGCTTCCTGAAGGGCCGGGATGTGAGACCAGTCGGTCTTTAATTCAAGGCCGTATTTACGCATCTGAAGTCGCTCAGTGTAGTACAGGTCATCATTATCAACCATCGGGATGATCGTATCCTGATACAACCGGCGGACTGCCTGAGACTGGTTTTCGAAGGTGGCGCCCTTCGTGTAGGTTTTATACAGTTCCGTTGGAATGTTGAACCCGTTGGAAATGATCATTGCATTATTGCTGAACTCTTCATAGATACCAAGCTCCTGAGAGTTCATGATAGTTTTGATGTAATCGATATCAGAGTAGCTGATCAGGTATTGATTCTGATCTTTACGGAGTCCATAGTCTGCTTTGAAGGTATCATCGATATCTTTTTTAGCGTCTTTCGATAGTGGAATCTGGGTACCTTGAGCATCTTTATTGTTTGCCTTGATGATCCCCTGCATACCTCTTGACTTCAATATCACGTTCATTGCCTCAAATGCGAGCTGCGTATTCTGGATAGGCCATTTAAGATTTTCAAGTCTGGATGAACCAATGATAGAATTCCCTATTTGTGATACATTGATATCGTTGAAATGGATGATGCTTTTAGAATCAAACTCTTTAGCCGGGTTGTAATTGATCATTGAATACTTCTCAATGATTCCCTCAATATCAATCTGATCATAAATCAATCCAGTCTGGTGAACAGTTACCCATTCAGATGGCAGATTCATCATGGTAATAACCGTCATGATATCTGTCTCATAAGTTTCAAGGGGATTGTTCAGATAAACGTAATTGTTTCCATAGGTGAAAAACATATATGTCCGTTCATAATCGAATTCTTTAACCGATTGTAAAGGGTTTGGACGTTCTACAAATAGCTTTCGGGCCTGTTTAACTCCTGTTTTGCCTGAATTCCACGGTATGAGTTTTCCGTTCAGATCGACTAGATACTTCTTTCCGTTTGCTGAAGCATTGGCAAGGATGGAAATACAACCATTTAAAACCGGATTTTCGGCAACAGCCTTGCGGTATTGATGTGAATTGGAAAGAGAAAGCCAAGCTGGTTTATCAACCAGGTATTCGTAATTGAATGAGTTTATAGCACTTCTGCTAATTCCCGATTGCCTGTCGAAGAATTGAGCCAGGGAACGAAACGTTTGTTCAAACATGCCTTTTCAAGTTTATCTTAACACTAAAATATAAATCAGATAAACTTTTCCTGAATGCTGATTGATGGAAATAAAAAAGCCCCTGAGTTATCAGAGGCCGGAAGAGATGACGTATTGATTATTTTTTATTCATGTATCTGGAATTGTATCTGTCAACTCCGGACATTGTTGGAATTCTTAATCCAGTTTTATATGAATGATAACAATTTTCACTTCTTGTTACCCATTCTAAGTTTTCAATTGAATTGTTTGTTTTAATACCATCCTTATGGTTTACCTCACGTTTATTTTCTGGATTTGGAATAAATGCAATAGCTACAATACGATGAACAGATACATTTCTTTTATTTTGTTCATTTCGTATATTAACCGCACAGTATCCATATTTAGTAACTCTTTGTTTTAGAATAATGTGCTTAGATTTTATTACACTTAAGACTTTTCCATTATTACTAACTCGATAATAATTTTCATACCCATCAACATCCTTCCATATTTCTAAATCGGAATGCTCATTAGAATTTTTTAAATCTTTCATGATTACCAGTTTTACTTTGAATCCAGAACAAAAGAAGATTGGAAAGGAGTTCTGGTTTCCCTTATCAGCTGGTAGCTACTCCAACCTATCCAATCTAAAATATAAAAGACTATGAGTTTTTTCTTTTTGAATATTTTGCTTTAAGTTTCGTCACCATCATACCAAATTCATATTTGATTCTCCTGTGCGTGTACCATCGGCCTAAGATCAGATCCTTTGCCTTGCTCATCGTGTAGGTTTTCCGCTTGATCTTTGCATCTGGATTGGTGTAATTCATTTCTGGCTTCGTTCCACAGCATGCCTTTTGCTTCTTACCTGATCCACATTGACACGGTGCATTTCGTTTCACAGCTATTGACCGGATCGGGAAACCGTCACCTTCGATCATGTTTACTTTTCTGTTCATTTTGATAGTTATTAGTTATATATTCACTATATTTTTTATTTCTGTGGTGGCGCTTTTTAATTTTTTGTCAAAATATTATTAGTTATTCTTCACCTTTAAATAATCCGTTATACTTCTCAAGATAGGCAGCCAATCCAGTCAATGAATCAGGAGCATCATCTTCTTTGGTTGATGTTTTCATCAGTTTGCAGACCTGATTCATGAATCGCTGAAGTGTCGGGTTCGGATTCTCAGGAAAATAAAAAAACAGTTTCACTAATCCGGCATTGGCTAAGATTCGGCCCATCTTGTTGGTTTTGGCAAACTGTCCAAAGACTTCTATATCCGGAATTAATTCGCGTATTCGGCGGCTGAAATACGCTCCAAAGCTGTTGGTTTCAATAACCAGGTTGTTGATGTGGCATTCCTTGACCTTGCTCTGAACCTGTCCTTCCTGAACTGTCAGGTTGAATTGGTCAAATATTGCATCGAAAATATAAACACGGTTACCATATACCCGGGCAACCGGCATACTGAAATTGTCCGATCCTTCGTCTGCAGTATCCGCAAATCCAATGGTAAAGTATTCCATATCAACCGGAAAATCTTCATACCTCTTCAGGCTGCTAACCGGAAAGACTTTTGTTTCGTCATCAGCCAAAGCGACACAGTGATAGTTTGCCTGAAAGATCATCTTTGTGCGGCTGTCAACTTCCATTCTTCGCTTGAGCTTCAAATACTGGTCCTTATTCATCATATCAGAACAAAGCATCTGATCGGTTTCAGGATCATAGATCGGCATGGCCAGAATAAACCATTCGCCGGGCTCTGTTGTCTCAAGAATCATTTGAGGATCTTGTTCGCCCCAGATCGTAGCGCAAAATATTTCTTTCACATCGCCACCCAAAGCGGCGTTACGGCTTGAAAATGTACCGGACAACCAAACCCAAATCTTTGACAGTGCATTGTCGGATAGCGCGGTTTCAGCATCCTTGATTAAGTCATCCATGATTCGGATCGTTGCACCTTTGCCGGTTACTCCTCCACCAACACCAACACCCAGATAATTGAAATGCTGACCTTCCAGCGCCCATTTCTGAGAGCTGGCATTACCCTGTTTGATCTTCGTTTCGGGAAACACATCTGAAAAAACAACCTGAGATTCAAGGTTCTTAACCTCACTGATTCCGTCTCTTGAATACCTGGAGAAGTCGGAAGCCTGACCGTCGGAATAACTGGCCGTGATTATCCGCTCTTCGTTATTTTTTCCCAATACCCATTTAGTGAAATTTACAAGCGTTCTGCTCTTACCAAACTGCGGAGGCATACGGATCATGAGTTTATGAAATGGCGTGCCATCCGGCTTCAGGAGTGTATTGAAATAGAATTTTTCTAAGGTATCGCAAAGTATTCCGAGGTGTTCGCGCTCCGACTTATAGAAATCTGATTCAAGATATTGGCAGAAGTTCCAGAAGTGATCCCGGGCACTGTCAATATCTTCAAGTTTCAATAGATATTCAAGTTCTTCAAGCTCAGATAGTACCTGCATTTAGTTTGGCTTTTAGGGCTTCGATTCTGAGTTTTCGCTCTTCGGGTGACATTTCAGGGATAAGAGGAGCGCCGTCTTTGCCGGTAATCTCTTTCTTTTCCGGCTCATAATAGCCCATCATTTTATTGATTTCAGAAATCGATCCTCTTTTGTCGTGAAGTTTGATTTTCACATATTCAACCTCTTTGGATTGATCATCAAAATTGATAGTCACAGTCTTTGTGTCAATGCTTTCAATCGCAGCCTTTTGGTCATCGGTCAATGATTCGAAATCCCTTCTTTCGATCCAGGTATTGTGCAAATGAGCAATACTTGTGTATGCAATCTTCGCCAATTCCTGAAGGTTTCGGAGCTTTGATATTCCACTTTCCTCTTCCAGATTATTCTTTATGAAGTTGATGTATTGCTGAATGTGAACTTTTGTTAAGTTGTGAAAGGCTATCTCTTTTACGGTTTTCTCGCTGTATCCGGCGACTCTGGCAGATCTTGAACCATTCCAGTCAATGATATATTGATGACAAAATATCCGCTCCTTTTTGGTCAGTTTCTTCTTTAATTCTGCAAGCGTATATTGCTTTGGTTCGCTTGGCACTGCGTTGGTCTTATGGGTATTCATGCTTTAAAATATAAAATTCACAATAAAGTTTTTCCGGATATCTTTGCTTTTATCAGGTTTTCGACCTTTTTATACACCTCATAAAGTTCTTTTTTGCATTCAGGTCCGGGCCAATCACTAAATCTTTCCCCTAAGAAAAATTTATATTCAAAGATCATTTTAGCTTTTTCACACAAATTCAGGCTGTCAAATACTATCCTTACCTGTGCGAAGCGATTATAAACAAGCTCGGAAACATCATTTTCAGGCTCTGTGACGTCTGCAATATTCAAACGGTACAAATTGACGTTCGCGGTCGGTATTGGCTTGAATTTGGCGCGGTATGGTGCTGTATTGCTGTAGCAATTCAACTTGATCATCCTTAAAGCCAAAATGTCTATTTCCTGATACCTTCCGCATTTAGAAGGCGACCGGCATTTTTCGAGCAGATAATCCTCGCTTTTTTTTAAAAGACAAAGGATCACTTCATCGAGAATATCATTTGCTTCACTGGGTATTCCGGCACGTGTGGCGTGATAATTTGCAAAATCGAGCCATGATGAATACCGTTTTGTAAAATAGTTATTAACTTCTGTTGCGGCCATGTGTCTGAATTTTTACATTTGTTTTGCGAACAGTGAAAATCAGAGAGGCGGCTTCGGCTGCTTTTTTGATTTAATTTCGCTTACTTCCTGAATTCATTTCAATCCAGAAGCACATTTGTTTCAATCGGTCCAGAACGTGACCGCCGTAAATTTTCTCAATCTGAGCCGGTGTCAGGTTTGTGGTTGCCAGGATAATCTTCTTCTTGTCATATCGTTCCATCGTGATTTCTTCGAAAGGAAAAACGATGGTACCAAAGGTCCTGACCTCTTTTGATTCATAACCAAAGTCATCTATTCCAATCAGCTTTGCGTAAATCAGCTCATTGATTTTCACCTTTTCATTGTCGATAAATAGCCTCGAAAGCCTTTTGGATGTAATGTATTTTGGTTCATGGATTCCGGCTGGATAAGTTTCTGAAGCTCCGTAAATGTGAAAAACTAACTTTAATGCAGCCTTCATGATGCTTGATTTTCCGTTTCCGTATGATCCTGTGAGAATGAAACCTTTTAGCGGCTCATGCTTTCCTAAAACCCAATCGAAAACAGTATTCAAAACTTTTTTTGTCTGATCATCAATTTTCAGTTCATCGGATTCGAAAAAGAATTGCTCTTTCAAAAGTTCGGTAAACTTCAATTTCAGGCCCTTTGTCCAGATCTCATCCACCGGATAGCGGCCAATCGGATCAATACCTTGCAACCTTGACACTGGAAGCGATTGACTGGCTATCGTTGCGGATTGAATCAATTGAGATAGTTTTTCCATTTGGTTTTTGTTTGAAGTTTGAATATTCAGTTTCAGTGCTTGAAAAAGTAACGCCTTGATAGTTTCCGGCGATTGCTTTTTCAACTAATCCGATGGCAAAAGCCTCGTCATATTTTTCAAGCTGGGAAAGTGATTTACGGATTGCCTCCTTTGGTTTCTTTTTCCATTTTGGCATGATCAATAGTTCATTCCAAACTTTTAAAAAATCAGAAGAAAAAGAAGAAGAAATAACTATATTTTCATTTTCATTTTCATTTTCCATATGCTTAAGCATATGCTTCTTTGGTTTTTTAGAGTAATTTTTCTTCTGTAGCCCGTTGTTTCTGCGGCTTTCAGAGTAGATCCTTCTTCTGTCAATCTCGAATTTTAACCGCTCATTCCAGTATAAACCATCTTCACAAATAAACTTTTGCTTAAGCATAGGCCAAGCATACTCGAAGCATATGCTTAGCACTTGCTTAGCTTGTGCTTCTGTGAATGTTTGATTATTGAATTGAAGGATCAAAAGCTCCATGTAACATCCTTTCTGCTCGAATGTTAACCAATGCGTGCCACCCATCCAGTCGCCTGGATAAAATAAAAATGCAGGGTCTTTCATGTCTTAGATTTTAGTCTGTTTTTCGCTGAACGATTCGATAAATGATTGGTATTTCGATTTGTATTCAGCATCATTTTTTAACAATGTAGTAACAGTCCTGTTGCTGTGCAAAACGGTCGCATGATCCTTCTTTCCAAACCTTTCTCCAATCGATGACAATGATCCGAGGTTCTTGTATTTTGACAGATAATGACAAATCTGACGAGCTTCTACTACTTCACGTTTGCGTGTATTTCGCTGCAATTCCTCGGGCACACAGTCCACAAATTCACAAACTGATCTTTCAATGGAATCAAAAGTCATTTCGCCGGAACTTATGCGACTTATAACTTTGAAATTAACATCCTTAAATGGTATTTTTTTAAGGATATCGCCGAAGATAAAATCGTTTGATATTTGATCATTGAGATCTTTCGGAAAGTCGAATTCTACGATTATTTTCATAGCTGCTCTGTAAAGGTGAAATAGACTGTTTTGTAATCAAAATTTGAAATTCATTATGAGCAAAACCAAGTAAGTCTTTTTCTTTTTTTTCATTTGAATCAGAACCTTGAACATTTCTGCAATTGAATCCTAGTTCAGATAATTGTTTGAATATATTTTTGGCTTCTTCATTTTGCTTTGTCCAAATAATAATTGGTTCAGTTCTTGGAATAGATTGAATTATTTCAATTGTTTTTTCAATTCTTTGTGATTCAGTTTCACGAAGCGATGAGTTATAATCTGTTGCATTTACGGCAATGCCCGGAAACATCACGCCTTCCGGAAGTGGAGTTGATACTTGTACTTCTTTTATTTCAAGTTCAGGCAAATCAAATCCAACTGTTTTGAATCCAATATCTTTAGGATGAGAATACATGATCGCCCAAGTACTTACAAACTCATAAAACTTCTCAATTGCATGGCCTTTTAATCTCCATTTCTGAGTCTGTTGCATATCATTTACAAAGAACATTGACAACATTTCATTGTAAGTCATAGCATCTAAAAACTGAGAATGGTTACCGAGCTCCATTGGATCATTTGGGCTCGGGGTTGCTGAAAAGCAAAATTTATACGGTGTATGTTTGAAAGTATCAATTAGTAAGTTTCTGAATTTACCCTGTTCATTTTTCAGTATAGAACTTTCATCAAGACAAATACATCCGTATTTTTCAGTATCAATGTTTTCGAGCTGATCGTAGTTTGCTATTGAAATGGGCTGATCTTTCGTAAACCAATCGACTTTAATTCCAAACTTAACTCCTTGTTCAATTGTCTGTCCTGTTACGGCTAAAGGAGCCAAAATCAATACTGGTTTTTGAGTTTTTAAAAATACCTGATGAGCTATTTCTAGTTGCATGGGTGTTTTACCTTGCCCTGTATTAGCAAAAATTGCATATTTACCGGCCTTCAATGCTCGTTTGACTGTAAATTTCTGGAAGTCAAAAAGCATCGGATTTAGTTCTGATTCTTCAATATCAAAACCCGATTCAATGATTCGTTTTTTCTTTGATTCTAAAAACTGGAAGTAATCTTTTTGTTCTGTAATTTGCATAGCATCTGATTTGATGCCTTGCTAAAATTGGAAAGTGTTAATAATGGATTGAGTATAACGCAAAAAAGCTGGACTCAAACTTTCGTTTAAATCCAACTCGCTTATCTCTGGGACAATGTTACGAAATGTTTTTCAATTAAACAACACGCAGATATGTATTTTTTGAATTATTTTCAATCGGCTTTTCGCTTTCCTCTTTCTCCAGAAGCAAATCCAATACTTTGCGGTTTACACGATCGTAAATCGAATAGTCTATTTCAATGTATATATCTGCCATCTTGTAATCATTATTGACGTGACCGAGGCAGAAATCAATATCGGCCTTGTTTACATCAGCCTTATTACGTGCCAGGCTTGCCCAGCTGTGACGGGACCAATTGGAAGTTATTTTTGCATATCCATATTTATTACAGATTCTTTTCAGTCCTTTATTTACCGTTGCGGTCAGGTATTGAGAACAATTGTATCTGGTCTTTAAAGTGGATAGAAAACCGTCCGGGCTGTACTTGTCAATCAATACCTGTAATTCAGGCTCTATTTTGATGGATAACTTGAAGTTGTAAAGGTTATCATCCGTATTGGTTTTGCTTCGCTCATACTCAATTCGGCCATTTACAGGAGGCTTCAAATGGTAAAGATCGTTCATGTTTATTCCCATCAGGTAGAACAGGATCAGGAAACAGTCGCGGCCAATCGTTTCGCGCTCGGTCAAATATTCCCCATCCCGGATCTTCTTAATCTCATCAATCCCGATATTCTTTCGTTTCCGCTTATATTTTGGAATTTTGACCTTTGCAAACGGATCATGAGGAATTCGGATGATGTCGATATCATCGTTGTTGTAGTGCAACCTGGCTAAATTGAACAGCGCCCTGATCCCGGCCAGATAGTTTCCAATTGCACCGGCCTGTAAAGGTTTCTTTTTTTGACCGGCAATGGATAACTGGACCATCAGCGCATTGATCTTTGATGATGTGATATCCCTGAAATCAATCGTTTCCTGCTTATAAAACCATTTCATAACAGAAACGGCCTGATTATACCATTCGGCTGTTTTCGGCTTCTTACAGCGATCAATGACGGTTTGAGCGAATGCCACAAAGTCAATAGTCTCGTATTCCGGCTCAGTGGCCTTTAGGATATGATCTTTCAAATCCTTGCAGGTCATTTTTGCAGCGCTTCCGGTTCCCAGCTTTAAAATAATCTTTCGATAACTCTGGATAATTTCGCCCAACTCATAGTTCAACTCGTCTGCATCCGCACATTCTGGCGATATTTCGCCACTGGGCGCCATAAATTCAGGAAGGATGTAAAACTGAGTTGAAATATACTGAGATTCCCGCTCGTGGTAAATGCGAATTTTAACGTTCGCAGTTCCATCATTTTTGATATGGTTTTTTTGAGTAAAAACTATTGATTTAAATGTTGCCATAATATTTAACGAGTGTAAAATTATAGCCACTGCAAAAGTTCAAAGATAGTTCAAAGAATATACGTCCTTAATATCGCTTATTAGTGTTAAAATAGGTCAATTTTAAGCAAAAAAAGCGAGGGACACGTAAAAGTGCCAACTCGCTTATCTTTTTAAATCACTGTTTTTCAGTGCTTTATCTCTGTCGGGGTGGCCGGACTCGAACCGACGACCTCCTGGTCCCAAAGCAGGTTGACAACCTCTGTAATCAGCTATATTTCAAGTATTTGCAATGACTGTTTTTAAAAGTTCAAAGATAGTTCAAGTACGTGCCTGATTTTTCGGCCTTTTTTAAGTCGTTTTTGCCATTTGTAAGCTTCCTTTTTAGCCTTTCAACCTCATTCTCCAGGAGCGCATTTTCCTGCTCGATTGCATTATTTTTTGAATATAATTCCTGAAGTTCTTTCCTAAGGCTGGCAATTATCACGTCTTTATTTTCAGTATTCATTTTTCATTCTTTATTACTTCCCACGGTTTTTGAGGCGGATCTTGTTTCTTTTTTAATCGCTCGACTTTCTTTTCGAGCATAGCGCTTGCTTTATTCAGTGATTTTGTCATTTTATCAATGCTCTTTATGTTTTCATTGAGCATATCGAAAAATGATCCTTTACTTTCGTTGTCAGCCATGATTACTGTTACTTGAGTGTTTCAACTTTATTTTTCGTCCATTCGATTAATTTCTGACGATTTTCTTCAGCTTTATTGCTATGGTTCTTGTTGTCTTTCTCCAGATAAAACAGCGCATCCATATAATTGTCAATCGCAATATTATTCTGCTGTTTGAATTCT